CATTGATGCCGCACACACCCCAGAGTTCATTGGGTCTGAACTTGATGTCTTCTTCGTCTAACTTCGCCCAACCAGAGCCAAAGCCCTGAGTGTCATCAGCCTTGTTTTCAAAGTAGTCATCTATCTCTGACTCAAAATCTAAGACAGATCTAAGAGTCTCAGGATCTTTCCACCGAGCCTCTTCATATGCACACTTGAGCATCCATTGAGCCTGCTCATAACCTTCCTTCTGCAAGAGCTCATTAATGTCTTTGGTAGGAAGGTTGACTCGATAGCATCGATCACCAAGTCGCTGCATTATTTCTGCGGCGGCAAGCTCCCCCTGCTCATCCATATCAGTAGCGATAAGGATCTCTTCGAAGCGTGCTAGGTTCTCGTATTCATGAGCTATCCACTTAGTCTGCTTTGCACCTTTACCTCCACCCATTGGTACAGATAGAGCAGGGAAACCTAATTCACCACAAGCAATCGCGTCCCACTCACCCTCCGTAATCCAGATCTTCCTGACAGTGTCAGGGATTGCCTGCCAACCAAACAGGATTGGCTTTAGATCTTTCTGGGTAGATGGGTTGCCATCATGATTGATCGGCTTAGTCTTTATGAATGTCTCTTTGCCGTCTGTATCAAAGAACGGAAACACTACATCCTGACCGCCTCTAGCATCTGTCTCATAGATCTTGTATCGGAAGCACACCTCTCCTACATCTTTGAATCCTCTTTTCTCCATGTATTCATGAAGGTGTTGATGCTCATTCCTTTCGGGAGGTTTAGGTAGGGTGTAATTTTTCTTTTCCGCCGGAGCAACTTTTTTTGCAGGCGTGTTGTCCCTGATACCATATCTTTTCTTTGCCCAGTCCATAGCATTGACTAAAGAAAGACCTTGGCTGTACATAATCAAGTCAAGAAGGTCACCACCTTCTCCGGTGCTGAAATCCATCCACTTACCGCACTGATCACCGTTGAGATAGACAGACATACTTCTACCTCTTTCACCCTGTATCGATCCTATCTTGTAGCATCCAGACTCGACTCGACCGTCAGGATATAACTCGTTGCAAATGCCTGCGGCATGAGGTGCTAGGTTCTGCGCTAGCGTTTTAACATCCATCATTTGACAGCCCCCAACAGATCATTCTTTCTGTCGTGACCTCTAAATGACTTAAGAGCATCCCAGTCAGGCTTACCAACAGACTTCCACTCCCTGCTGATTGCAAAATCCACAACACCTGACAAGTCAAAGCCTTGCTTTTTAAGAACAAGAAAGTCCTGAGAAATGACCGTAATCATTTTCTTGGCAGGCTTCCTACCTTTACGATCATCAAGCTTGTACTCCCACCACTTAACCCAAGCGGCTTTCGTTACACCCTCTGGTGGAGCGTTAAGGAGAGAAGAACGCCAACATATTTGTTCTTTCTTATCTTCGTTAGTAATAATGTTTGTTCTTTGGGTCTGATTTACTTGATCTGGGTTTACTTGATCTGGGTTTTGATGATCTGGTGGAAAGCGACCGCGAACATCTGTAACTAGCCAGTCCCATCGGACAACATGACCACTTTCGTTTCGGACAATTTCTCTACGGATATACTCTGCGTTCTCTAGCTCATCAGTAATGCGAGTCATCTTCACATTGCCGACACCAAAGACTGTACAGAGTTGGTTGTTAGTTATTTGCCAGTCATCGACATGGCTTAAAAGGTAGACAAGAACACCGAGGGATTCGGGGCTAAGTCCATCGCCTCTATACTCGCTGGCGGAAAATCCACCTCGAAGGAGTAAGTTGGGGATTCGGGTATAATAATCTTGTTTAAGATTGGCAGGACGAAAAATCATTAATCAGACAGCTCCATGTAATATTCATTTGAGCAGGGATAATAATCTGCAAGTATTCATTTGGCAAATTTATTTATCTGAAGGTCTTGTTAAATTATCTTAAATATGGAAGATCCTGACTCAGGGAGAAATACATGGACGATAAAACTAAAAAAGAAAAACGTGCGGAAATATTTAAAGACGCTTTAGATCAAGCGGGAGTGCCGGAATGGGGCAGGGGCGCAGCGATTGTAAAGCAGACCGGCTGTAGCCCAGCTTCAGCGCAGGCTTGGATTCGAGGAAGCCTGCCATCGGATGGGGAGCGCATAGTAGAGTTATGTGATCTTTATCACATTGACTTATACCTATGGATAACCTTGGCGTCGCGAGGTGATTCGCTGATAGCAGATTCGATGACTGAAGCTATCATTTACGTTAAGCATTTTGAGGAAAAAACAGCTTTCACCCTTACACCAGATCAGTTTTCTCTTATGTGTCTAATGTATACAGATGCTCGAAAGCGCGATGGGATAGCAGGCATGATGAAAGTTTTGACTGCAAAAGGTTAATCAAATATTTATATTTGAAAGATAATTTTTAAAGAAATAATTACATTAAATGGACGTTTTATATGGCAAGAGTTACACCGGAAGATAGATTAAGCTGTAATCAGTTGGTTAAGTTTATGCAAGCCCGCCCCGCACTTAGCAAGAACTTTCGTATAGACCATCCATTATTTTTTGAACATCTCCAGACAGTTAAAAGCATCCGGAAAAGATTAGGATCTAAAATAAATAGTTTAGAGGATGATTTAAAAATCTGAAAGTGTTGAAATAAATCTACATGGTGTGTAATATGTCTGTTGAATTAACGGAGATATTACATGGATATGCTTACCCGAGCCCAAATCTGGGCGACACTGTCTAATATAGATGTAACAGAATTTTGTACCGAAACAGAGATACTCGACAATAAAACGTTGACCTATCTGCCTTGGATGAAAGCCCATGAAATCATGATGGGCGAGTTTCCTGAATACTCTTGGGAGTTCACCGAAGACCCTTCTTCTCGTGAATGTCACTATTTTGATGATGGTTCTGCCGAAGTTAGATGCCGAATGACTATCGGTGGGCAGACCAACATCACCTACTTACCCGTCCACTCATCTGGCAAAGCAGTCAGTTCACCCTCAGCAACCGATATCAACCAAGCTAAACAGCGGTGTCGTGTTAAGGCAATGGGTGAGTTTGGTCTGGGCTACCGGATGTGGATTAGCTCTCAAATTAAAGATATTGAGTCTAAAAGTGCTTCTCAAGATGTACAAAGTACACCTCCAGAAACAGATGATGCAGATGCAGAACTTCAAAAGGTTATTGCGATCTGGGATCACCTGAAGTTTGGTGACGCCAAAACTCTTAGTGAAGCAACCAAGCTGTACGACAAGTTTAAACGTGGTCTAACTAATAGAGGCTTAACAGATACCACTGGTAACTGGGAAAAGCTCTGTAAGGAGAATGGTTGGAGGGCTAAGAAATGAGTTTAGCTGTCCAAGGATCACCCGAATGGCACGCGGCAAGAGCTGGAAAGATCAAAGCATCTGTCTGCGCCGCGCTAGAGGGTAAGCACCCATACATGAAACCTGCTGACTTAGTTCGCCAAGAAGTACGAGCACTGGCAGGGGCTGAATCAGAATTCAAGATGGTTCCGGCAGTTGCTCACGGGCAAATGATGGAAGACCATGCAAGGATCTTTCTTGAGAACTTGCAGGACTACACTGTCGAAGAGACTGGTCTGGTTGTACATCCTAAGTATGACTTTATTGCAGCATCTCCAGACGGACTTGTCGGACTTGACGGCTGCGTTGAGATTAAGTGTCCGTTCCCCCAATACACTAAGACCCCTTACTCTATCTTTGCTCCCAAGAGAAGCATGTATCTAATGCAGGTCTATATGCAGATGGAAGTGCTTGATGCAGAGTGGTGTGATTTTATTTGTTACCTCGCAAAAAATGAAACGGCGGAACCCCAGTACACGTTGGAGAGAGTTCACCGCAAGGAAGACTTTCTAACTGAACTGTTAAGCCGCAAGTACCTGCCTCAGCCTGAGAAGGGAACTATCTCTCGCCTTGATCTATATAGATGTTGGCACAACTGGATTCAAGAACAGTATAGAGACGAAGTAACCCGAGCTGAACACGTAAAAACAATTGAGGTTAACGCTCCTGAGGTCATTAAGACCGATGAGGAACTGAACCGACTAACTGCAATGCAGAACAGGATTGCAGACATTAAGTCACGAATCAGTGACGACTTAGAAACCTTGGACGTACTGGGAAAGACCAGTGACTCCCTGAAAAAAGATATCGCCGAACGTTACAAGAGTTCTGTCAGCAATGGCAAGACTACTGTGAAGGTGATTATGAAGAACCCACCAATAGACTATAGAAAAGCGTTTGAGTTCTTGGGTGGTGAAGATGAAGTATTAAATAAAGACGAGTCCCTAGATTCTTTTCGAAGATCGACGGGAGCAATGCAGGTACAAATTCAACACGGAGAAGTGTAATGCAAAAACCAACAGCATTTGAATCATTAAAAGCAGGCAAGGGTAGATTATACCCAATGCCAAAAGAGAAGCGCGTCGAAGAGTGGAACCGCCTTAAGCAGTATGACTGGGCAACCAAGGCGCACGTCCCTAAGTTCGATGGCTTTATTAAAGTTAGTCGCGAGTTAGTCGCTGACCTACAGGCTGCTCTTGACGTACATGGCGGTAACGACTTCCGCTACAACATAAAAGTCTGCGAGCAGATGGGTGACGATGGGAACTTACAGCAGTTAAATGTTGATTACTGGATTCCTAAGCCAAACCCTAATACGCAATCTTCAGCGCCAGCAGCTGCGCCTGCTGACGACTTTTTAGACGACGACCTACCTTTCTAAGGACTTACTAAATGCCTCTAAGAATTACCCGAAGAGCTAACTCCGTCTTTTATGGCGGAGAAAGCCTTGACCCCGACGACCTCGAAGGCACTTTCGATCATCGAGTTTGGGTTCGCGGTGTAGTGGACTTGGACGGCAGACATGAGGCGATCCTTAACGTGCATACCAAACGTAAAGGGCATCAGGACCATGTATTAACTGCTGGGGATGAAGGTCTTCAGCTTACTGATTCTGTGTTTGTCGAGATGACAGGTGTACAGCCGTATTTTGTAAAACCCCAAGTAACGTGCCCTGAATGCGGACGATCTGATGGAGTAGGGGCTAAGCCCTTTATGTTGCCATCAGCGAAGCTGCTAGTAGGAGCACCCCGAAACTACCAAATAGTGCGTGATGACGCGAGGAAAAAGAAATGAGTGAACAACCACAAATTATCTCTATCGATAATACCCCTTACTTAATTGATGACCTAAGTGATCTGTGTAAAGAGCAACTTAACCTAGCACAGGCAGGCAGCCAAGCCCTTGGGCAAAAGCAAGCTGAAGCTAAGCTCTTACAGATGGGTCTTGACGTTGCGCTTAGTGAAGCTAAGAAATTGTTGCCTGAACCTTATCAAGCTGAAGCTGCTGAAGAAGCAGACGAAGATGTTGAAGTGGTAGATAACCGCCACTAAGGCTCCCCTAGAGGGTTAGGGCGTTCCCTCCTCACGTCCTTTTATAGCAGGCTTGGTCTACCTGTCCCTCGAGAACAGACCTTTATTAATGAGATCGATGCATGGTAACCTGCCACTGCTGTTGGTCTCTTCACGGAGACGAATATGAAGTTAACATTTAAAGAAATAGCTGATCGTTATTTGGCACAGCCAAGCGCACATAACGATGAGAAGCAGAGAACCACGGTAGTTGTCGCTAATAACCTTATTAAGGTGTTTGGTAACAAGCCGATTAAAGCATTTGAAAAGATCGCTCTTTTCGATAATTTTATTGAGGATCTGCGGGTACAACCATCCAAAAGGAAAATTGGTCAAAGGGTCAGCAATAGCTGGGTTAACAAGCACACTATTATTATGCGAGCTATTCTTAACTACGCTTACAGTAAAGAGCATATAAATAGAGTGCCTAAGTTGTCCGTGTTGCCAGAGACTAAGAGCAAGATCTTTCTTAAGCCTCAACAGGTTCTCGACCTTATTGGAACTTTGGATGACTTGAGAGCAGATCAAGTTAGATTTGCAGTAGCGACAGGGTTGCGAAAGACAAACATCAGACTTTTGAAGTGGGGGCAAATATCAGAAGACTTGTCGTCACTTCTTGTCGATGGAAAAGATGCCAAGATGGGCGAGGATATCCTCATCCCGTTAAACGCAGATGCTCGAGCAGTCTTGCTGCGACGAAAGGATTTAAACGATGCTCTAGTAAAGAAGCATAGGTATCTTCGCAACAAGATAGACTATGTCTTTGTTCAGCAGTCTGGAGGCAGAACAAAGGTAGGTAATGTTTTAAGTGAAATTACAAACAGCACCTACAAGAATGCTTGCAGAAAAGCTGGCTTGCCAGAAGGAACCACCTTTCACACCATGCGTCACACATTTGCTAGCTGGCACATTGAAAACGGAACGAGTGAGATGGTGCTTATGGAGTTAGGAGGATGGAAAGATCGTACTTCATTGCAACGATATGCTCATCTAAACCAAGCTCAAAGAAAGATTGCATCGTCTAACATTGAAGGAATGCTATAAAAACATTTAAAATATAAACTCGCGCAAGTCATTGATATATAACAATAATTTTCATCTTAAGTTGCTTCGTAAGCAATTGCTCTCGAAGCAGGTGACAATCATTTTTATTCAATTAAATCAATAACTTAGAGACCGACAGCAGAGGCTCTTGCGCGTACTACCGGAGACTGAAAATGGATATAAAGAAAGCAATTAGAGACGCCAACGACTTCGCTGATGAAGCAATAGCTAACACTTGTGGAGACTTAAAGAGTATCGAAGCCACCACAAAGAGATGGATGAACGCAGGAACATACAACCTACAGAACAAGCATTTGTTTGGGTGGTTTGTTGTTACTGTAGTTCTCTGTTTAGTGTTTTGATATACCAAAAAAACATGGAGCAGATTGCAAATATTCATTAGCCGTTGAGCTAAAACAACACTACAATGCGCCCTCAATTTTAATGTAACTTAAAGGTGTCAAGGTAATGTTGGTGGTTTGTATCTGCGTATTGTTTGGTTTGGTCGTTATAGCTAAAGATGATTTAGCTAGCTAAGATAAGGGCGTTATCGAAAGGTAGCGCCTTTAGCCTATCCACAGAAGCGAACTAAAACCAAAAGAAAAGAATACAATTACAAAAATCAAAGCCTTCCACTCTTCTTTATCTCTCCAGTCAAAATTACTCATTCAAAAATTACCGTCTCTTTTGGGTCCACATACTTCGGTTTACAGAAAGCCCTTACTGGTACGTCATATATTTTCCCAAATCTATTTTCGCCGGACCCTCTTATGCTTTGCAGGGTTATTCTTCTAGCAAAATAAACGCAGGAGTTGATATTATTCCAGACTCCGTACTCCTCAATGTCTTCAACAAAACCATCAGGGGTCATGGTCTCTATCATCAAAGCAAACACTAACGTTTTCACTTTATAACTCGTGTAGAATTATCTACCCACGTCACTTTACAGACGCAGTCAACCGCTTCATATTTTTTTGAAGGTCGGGACAACTCTTGACACATGTACACGCAGGCGTGCTTATTAACGTAGTAACGTGTCTTGCTCTCATCAACCTCACCGTTAACGAAGAATAGAAGAGCGAAGACCATTCTCACTGTTTAGCCAACAACGCCTGTACTAACGCAGAGATTTGATCGTTAGTCTTTTCTTGTATTTTTTCTTGACGAGCCAATGACTCTACAATTGCATCAACCTTAGTCTCTGTTACAGCTTGAGCCTGACCGTTCTCTTGTGCCTTCTTAGCTGTTTCCTTAACAATGACTTCAATACGCTTAACTTCAGTAGTAGTGCTTTCAGCGTTAGCTTGTGCTGCCCCGTACGAGATAGCTCCAACAAATAATGAAACGACTAATGGAATAGCCCATGTTGGGATTACAATACCTTTCTCTGACATAACTTATATCTCTCTGTTAATTTAACTCTTCATTTAATAGCTGTTGAATTAATGTCCATCTATCAACAAACTCTTTACTCTTCTGCTTACCAAACAAAACGTCTGACTTAGATATTGAGTTCTTTAAAGTGCTGTCTGACATAGTCCAAGCTGATGCCCCACCCTGAATCAAAGCCCTAGCATCCTTCTTGGTCACGCCGTTAGAGCGCAATATTGTCATTGTTTGTGTAGCGTTTAAGCCGGAACTCATAGCTGCACTTACCAGAGCTGCCATATCTTCAAAGGTCTCGCGCCTAGCTGTAGAAGCTCTGCCAAAAGCTTCTCGTATATCGCTATCCGATACATCGTTAGGGTCTCTAAACACGGAGGTAAGCAGTCTAGTTGACTGGCGCTTACCTTCTGAGAACTCATACGCCTTAAAGTGCAGTGCAGTCTTAGGATCAAATGTAGTCTTACGGAAGCCTATAAATGCCGCCATTTCATCACCAACATCGTAAGCCTTACCGCCTCTAGATATTTCTCCTGAAAGAGCTTTCTCCATACGGCGACCGTTCTGTATAACGCTTGGTCCCATACCTCTCTCAAAGTGCATGTAGGTATCTACAGCTTTATTGGCTAGCGTGTCAGCCTCGTTATAGACCTCACCGCCTGACGTCTTCTCGTTTGAGATAAACTCTAAGATAGTATTGGTGGATATATCCCAGCCTAAGAACGGCTTAAGTATTTCAACCCCAGCATCTACTACAGCATCATCTAGCGGCTGATCTCTCAGTAACGCATTTAATGGACGCTTCATTAGTGCGTATGGGTCAAGATGAGTAAGATCTAAGTACTCTAAGCGACCTTGATCATCTCTACCTGTTACCAGTATGTTTGAGTTCTTAGCCCAAGGAGCTGCCATCAACTTGATAGCCTCTTCCTCTTCTTCCGAAACACCAAACGCTGACATAGCCATTGCTTGAGCTGCATACACACCCGCACTAACCATACCTATACCTGCAATACGCTTAAGAGCAGCAGGTCTCATGTCTGGATCTGCCAAGTCTTCACGCAAGTACTTGATCATGTTCGCTTGCGTCCTAACAATTTCTGCGGGGAAAGAAACAAACGTGCCAGCAAGAGGAAAACGTCTTAACTTCTGAGGCAGATCACCAATCAGAGAGTAAGTTGGGTAGGTGTCACGAATACGCTTAGCTGATTTGATCTCAGCTTCTTCGCGTGACATGCCCTTGTTCTCCATGAAGTTGATGATTTCATTCTCGAAGCCAACGATCTTCCAGAAGTCATCACCATACTGATAGAACCGTGTAGCGTTATCAAAGAATGACTTCATCATTCCTGTGCCTGATACCCACTGCTCTGCGTTAGTGTCCTTCAACAGATCTACCATCTCGCCAGCGTATGGGTTGTCGTGTACTACACCTAGCTTTTTCAGGCGCTTTAAGTACTCAACGCCGTCACCTTGACCTGTTCTGTAGCTACTGGTCACATCAATCGACTTGCCTATTTTAGACCAGTTAAAGTGCCCATTTGCCACAGTAAACAGAGATGCAGACATCCAGTTACGAGCCATAGTGGTAGGTGCGATTACAGTCTTACCGTACTTGACCATACCGTTGATCTGGATAACCGTCTTATACAAGCCTCCTAGCTGCTCCTTATCTAGGGCGTCTCTGAATGCTTGCTCTATCTCAGGGAATGTATATAAGCCGTTGAGGGGGGACATGGTTTTTGACCCGACTTCCGCAATTTTTTTCGTTGCGCCTACCGGAGCATCTGCCTGATCAAACAGGAATACACCCTTACCGTCTTTAAGAACTTGGTTAAGGAACCTGTCGTTGTAGATAAGGCGAGACATCTTGGTGGCTGACTTAGCGAAGTTGATTCGCGCATCCTTATACTCACCTAGAAGTGCCCGTATCTCTGGGGCTATATCCTTTTGTTTCTTCAGGATGGATAGGTCTTTTGCCCCTAACTTAGACTCGGCAATAAACGATGACATATCATCAAAGGCAGTACCTTCTTTGAGTATGGTATTGATTACCTGATCTGGGTTAGTAGTACCCTGCTCTACAAGGAAGTTTCTAGCTGCCAAAATGATTTCTTTGGGGACTTCTTTGTTCCAGTTCTTATCGTCAAAAGCCCTGTGGCTTCTGTTTGCATACTTACCCATATTGTTGACAACAATGCTTAACAACTCACTCTTGGCTAGCGCTTCATCGTTACCCTCAGACTTCAGCTTTTCTATATCTGAGTTAAGTATCTCAGCATAGTCAGCTGACATCTTGTCGATGTAGTTACGCATTGCTACCAGAGCTTCCTTAATATCATTAGGTAGCTTAGAAGCCATAACTTCTGCCGCTGGTACTTGCATTGCTTTGTCCAACACAGCAGCCTGTGATGCGTCTATCTCGCCGAAGTTGTTCTGAACCGCTTCATCAAACAATCCAACCATCTGGCGGATGTCCATCTCCACAGCACCGAACTCACCATCACGCTCGATCTTTGAATCAAACGCTGTCTCAGGCAATAGACCTCTGGAGTAGAAGTTCTTCTGGAACCACTTCTTAAAACCTGAAGCTGCAAACCCTGCTGCTGCCTTAACATCTTTATCTTTGACTGCGTCGATTACTTGACTGCCGTCTGATCCAGCGCGAACAGATGCAACCAAGTCTTCATCCGACATGATCTCTGCGGCTGTACTTGTGGGGGCAGTTACGAAGTCCTTCTCTGAAGGTCTTTGTGGGGGTGAGTCTAGCTGATCTGTAGAAACTCCGGCAGCATCGATTCTAGCTCCGCTTCCAGTGGCTTCTTGGGGTCCAGAGTCCTGTCTGGGTACGCCTCTATCAGATAGGATTCTCTCGTAACTGGTTTCTGATACTTCGTCAGGTACTGAAGAATCGGATCGCTCCCAATCAGGTCTTTGTATTCCTCCGGAATGCTCATTGATTTTTACCCTTGCCTCATCGAGGCTTAATTTACCGTTATTATATTGACTCCATACGCCTTGTACAAATACGCCGTTTTGTTTATTTGACTTATAACCGGCAGTAAATAAACCCCTTACTGCCTCCCAAGTAATTGACTGCATCTCTCTAGGCAACACGTTTCTATCTTTGGCGGCTCTTCGATATGCTTCCTCATAAAGTGAATACGTTCCTCTGTGACCCGTAACTGTAGAGTTTGAGGCGCCCGAGCCAAAGTTTGCCGCTACCTCTGGAGAGTTCCCTCCTAAAGGTCTGATTAAGCCAGCGGCGACAGCATGGGTGTCTATCGTCACAAAACCTAAATCAGATGCAGGATCAAAAATATTGTTGTAAAAGTTTCTGACCTTGTTCTTATCGCCGAGAGACAAGGAAAGTGTATCCATATCGCTATTAATCAGCGCTGTGACAGCCTTCCCTATTTCAGAGAGCGAACCCCAAGCAACCTTTGACCGAGTTTTCCCGTTTGCGTTTAGCGCATAATCTAATAATTTCCCGTCAGGAGAAACTATTCGATAACTCGGAGCGTTGTACGTCTGATCATAGGTCCGTATCCACATCCCTAAAATATTACTTGGAGCATCCTCTCGAATTAAATCGCTCAGAGATTTTTCTTTAATGATGTCCAGCTTTTCTCTGTTTTCTATTTTTGTCTTAGCATTTACACCCTTATGAAAATATATTTGCTCGGCTTTTTCTTTCATAGCCTGATCAAACGGGTCGTTCATGTTCTGGTGATATATATCAATAACTCTCTCAGCTAGGCTAGCATTCTGATACCAGTCTTTCTGTGGAGATAAGTTAGCAGTTACAGCGCTCGCTTGAGCAAGCGAAATGCCATGCCTGTCAGCCATTCGCTGTACGATTTTGTTTGCGCCCTCGTACCACTGTTTCGATACTTCTCTTGTGGCTTGAGGAACAGAATCAAATATATATAACAGGTTGTCTCGCACATGATTTACAAATCTTTCGGCAACAACCTCATCCGATCCGTTTTGCTCTTGCTGTGTAAGGTTTGTGTAGGGCTTTATGAGAGCAATGTTTTTGCTAAACAGATTGCCAGCATTCAAAAAACTTTCGTAGTCGTTGACCAATAATTCTCTTAAAGGGTCTTGAGTTCTTTCTTTAGCTGTAGGGAACCTAGTGCTTACCGCCTGATACAGGGCATCATCATCGAAGCCAGCCAGATCATCCATCGGATCATAGTCGTCATCGATATCACCAAGATCTTGCTGAACAGCGTCCGCTTCAGCTTTCTCTAGTCGTTCACTGTGTGCTTTATTAAGCCACTGCAAGGCTTCCTTTCGATTGTCACCGATACCGCCAGTTCTTGCGATGGCGTTGAAGTCCAGCTTGAGAATGTCATAGTACTCTGGAGACAAGTGCCACATTGGATTGGCAAACTGCATTGTGTCTCGATAGATTAAGTATTCAGTGCCGTCCGGATAGGTGACGTTATAGTTACCAGTGTTCTCAAAATCTGCGGCTCGTTTTACCTTCGGCTCTGTTTGCTCTAGCTGTACAGCTCGTCCATCCCTGTCCCCAGCTTCACGTTGGGTCGGTTCTCCCAGTCCTTGACTGGCTTGTTCCGCATCAAGGCTACTTCCGCCATCTCCTCCAGATCCTTCTTGCTCCTGAACTTGAGTGCTTCCGCGCTGGGTAGGTGACCGAACTTCTCCCTGTACTTCTTGAGGTTGCCCGTTAGCTTCATTGGTCCGAATGTCAGCTTCGCCATTTTGAATAGTCTCCGTTGGTTGCGTTCTAAGCAGTCTCTCTAGATGCTTATACGTTTTTGGTGCTTGCTCCTGAAGTAGTTCAGGGCTTGTATGAAAGATGGCAAACGCTTGAGCGAATGCTTCTTTCTGCATGCGATCTACTTGACCCGCTATATTCTGAGGTTCTGAATTAGCTATCCATTCAAATGCTGGTCCGAATGGGTATGCTAACTCTTGACCTAACTCTGTGCCACTTAAATAGTTTTGACCCAGCTCATGGATAACTGGTCCCATCTCGTAAGTAGCCGAGTTCATGCCCATCCCGTTTACCTCTAAAGAAAAGTCTGGAGAGTTGGTTGTGTGACCAGTGCCTACATCAAAAGCATGACCGATTTCATGAGCAAGATTAAATCTGAGTTCGATAGCAGAATCGCTGCTATTGTCTTTGTCGGCTATAAGTTCCTTAACTCTCGCACTATTTAGCGTTATCGCTTTAGATGCTTTTAAGTATGAGCCAGCTACCTGCCTGTCCATCTGGCTATCGGTATGTGAATAAAAGCCGCTTACATAATTCATCACACGCTTTGGAAGACCTGCACCTAGCAGATCAACTAGAGCGTGCTTAATCTCATCAGCCTGAACACCTTCGGCTACAGTAATCGTATTACCGTTCTGCATCACAACTTCAGGAGACGCAAACAAACTGTCTATACGACCTTGATCAATAGGTGATCTATTAGCGCCTTGAGAATCATTGATGTCAGATATAGCCTGAGCCAAAGGCTTCATGTTAGGGCGCGTTACATTCTCTGTGTAAGCAACCGCAGGCATATCGCTCATAGAACCTTGAGGGATCGTGAGGCTTTGAGTTGCTATCTCTTGAATGCCCTCTACCACAGCTTCTGCATTAGGCATTGATTGCGCGATATCTATAGCTTGAGATGCCGGAACACTATCTGGGATGTTGTCTGGGTCAGACTGCTGTATTACCTGCTTTTGTATGCTTGCAGGTAAGTCATCTAGTTCTACTATAATTTGAGAGAAGTCAGGAACTGGAGTCTTTTGGTTATTGATTCTAGCTACTACTTCTGGAGTCCTAATAGTTTTCTTTGCACCGTTCTCATCCCTTACTGCTAGAGATAAAGGATTACCTTCTGCATCTCTTATAATTCGGGTGAGAGAATATTTTTTCCCGCGCAATTCAAATTTATTGTTGTCATCAATCTGAACGTCTTTCTCGAATACCAGATTGCCACCAGTAGGCACGACACCTAACTGCTCTGGAGACTGGTACTCACCACTCTCAATAAGCACGTCACCGTTGTCTTGAGTTGCTACGTAGAACCCGTCGTCTTTCTTAAGTACTGGTCCTTTGTTTCCGTTGTAGTCTACGTCCTGACCTACAAGCTCTTCCATTCTGGGGGTGATAGACTCTGGTAAGTTGCCACCAAACACTGGAGGCTCTTCAGCTACAGGCTCTGGCTCTTTGTCTTTAGGTATTCTTGTTGTCTCACCTAGAGCACCAAGCTCCATCTGATAGATTTTTTTGACCTTTTCTCGAACGGCAGGAAGCCCCTCAATTTGCGCCCTTGCTTTTGCTCTAGCTTCTTCTTGCCTTGCTTCAGGGTCAGATCGATCTTGACGATCTGGGAAGTCATCAATTTCTCGACGAACTTCCTCTCTGCTTTTTGGAGCTATAGTCGTTCTGCCAGTAGGCAATCTACGCCCATCAATTTGCGTCTCGGTTCTACTCCTAGCCTGCTCTCTAGCTTGTTCTACCGTTAGTGGGTCAGTGCGCGGGTCATTCCTTGCTCTGCCTTTAGGAAGATCGAGAGCTTTTTCTCTTGCAGCCTGAACCTTTGCTCCGCCCTTGTCAGTTGACTCTGGTTGCGGCTGATCATCTATAACCGGAGCTTGTTCTTGTTCTTGAGCCTGCTCTTCATCTAAAACAACTTCCGGCGAGCTTTCTTCAGACTTACCGTCTAAAGCATTCTCATCTAGGTTTTGCTTTAGCTCTGGATCTTTAGTGACAGCACCAGTAACGCCGCCGATAGCTCCACCACCAATGGCACCAGCTACAAACGCATTAAGGTATTGAGATCGGTTCTCTTCATCGAACAATCGCTCAAGGAACGCTTCCTCTATAGCAGGGTCTTGCTGACCGCGTACAAACTCCAAGGTAGAGTTCTGTACAACTTCCTGCATCATCTCCGTTACGCCTTCAGTACCGGATGCTTTGGCTGCCTCTTTAAATGCGCGACCAATGACTGATTGTTTTTTGCTTACGTTTTCAGCTATTTCTTGAGTAGCTTTGCCGTATAGGTTTTGTGGTAAGACACGCTTCAAGACTCTCATTGGAGTCATTGCGTCTAACGCACCAGATGCTAGACCCGTAACAAGTGCTAGACCAGCAGCCTCTTCACCAGTCTCATCAAAGATTCTAGTAAAGGATTCTCCCGCACCCATCACCGTACCAAAACCTACAGCGCCTGCGACCTGACCCTTTAGCCCAACCTTACCCAAAGCCTCTCTGCCTACAGCTGACTGTGCGTACTGCCTTGACGCTGCACTCTTCGCCATTCCTTCAGCGTTCTTTTTGACTAGAGCTTTTGCGCCTTGATGTATGGCTAGCTTCTTGGCGGCAAAACCCCCTACTGCACCAACACCACCGCCCCCAATGAGGCTAGGTATAATGTTGCCTACGATAAATGCAGCATAATTTGCTAAGTCTCCACCACCATCAATGTCTTCTAGCCTTCCGACATCAGCAGTATTCTCAGCGGCTTCTGCCATCTGCTCGTCGAAGTACTGCATACCGTCATAGAACCAATCATCGTTACCGACAGCCGATCCAACTAACGCTTTTGCACCACCGGCAAGAGCCTGCAACTGATCTACACCAGCGCCGAAACCCTTACCGAATTCGTTAAGAACTCCGGTTTCCTCTTCTTCCTTGAAGGTTTTTAGACGGGCGTTGTTAAAGTCTTGATTCGCATATATGGGCATTTAAATACCTGAATTAATCTACTGCGTTGAAATATTTGCCTGAGCCAGTACGGGCTAGCTGCTCGGAAGGAGTTAGATACTTTCCCGCACCTCTATTATTGCTCGCTCTTCTAAACGTATCGTTCTTCCAGTTTTTCCACTCTTTATCGTTATCAATCACAGCATTCCCGTTTTCATCTATGCTGAGATACTGTGCCGCTTCCAGAACCTTCGCTCTGGACAAAGGCTTGCCCTCATTAAATCGACTTAGATTTCTAATAACGCCTTGATCTTTAAGTGCGTTATAGGATTGATCTCCAGCTAGAGCTGCCTCAACAGGTTGATAATTGCCCACTCGATTCGACGAATAGTGAGACCTCATCAGCCCTTTGTTTGCAGCAAACTCGCTCATAGTCATGCCCTTAATAGGGCTTGATAGATCTGGGTTTCGTGCTCCATCTATTTCAGCAGCTTTAATGTCGTCAGCGACTAGCTGCAAGAAGTCTCCGTCTTTGCGACCCTCAGTTAAGTCGTAACCCCTTGCATTAATTTCGTTAAGTACTCCACGATAAGGCGCCATAGCGTTTGCGTACTGATAGAACCCGCTGGCGGCTTGAACGGCTTCTTCGACAGACATAAATGCTTTCTCACTGCTAGCTTCACGACCAACAGTCATTGGAGCCTCGTAAGTAAACTGCTCACCTGTCTCAGGGTTCTCAATCAAAACGTCTACTGTGAGTCCTAATGAATTTCCGTCCAGCCCAACATTCGACACCTGCTTGCTCACAACAACGTAGCCCTTGTCTGCATAAGAGCCTGCGTGTTTGTGAGTTTCTGATGTAACTAACTCTCCAACACCAGCCATATTGTTACTGTGAAACACTACGTTAAAAGTATCTCTAAGGGCGGTCTCATCAATTTGGTCAGCCTTACCTTCGGCAATAAGGTCGAGTGTTTGTTTGAGTCTTCCTGCTTGGAACTGAACGTTAGGCTGGGTGACGTAATCCAAGTCCATCAGCGTTCCTCTGGTGGCTTCTGCCATCTCTGCAAGCCTAGCCTGCGTGTCAGCATCGTAAGCAACCTCACCAGTTCTTACCTGCTCTGCCAAGTCCACAAACGACTGAACTCGTGTAGCTGCTACTGAATTTGTTTCTCTTTGACTTCGGCGCTTCTTCTTCAGGTCTAGATCGTCAGTAAGGGTATCTGTTTGCGCGTTCCTAAAATTGGCGTCAGAATTAATTCTGGTTTCGTCCAGACCAAGCTGTTTCTTTTTATTTTCTGCCTCTAAACCCCTTATGCGAGTTTGTTCAGCGGCATTGTCTGTCTGCGCCTTTCGGTATGCAGCCGTAGATTCCCGATCAAGATCACCCTGACGAGCCTGCTCTTCAAGCCTGTCCCGTTGTAACTCACGATCCTTAACGTCACTTATTAGCCCGAAGCCACTTCTAAAACCGTCTGCAAAACCTGCCATGATAAATACCTAGTCGAATAATTTGTTAAGTAAGAAAGCCACGCCTAAGCCAATAGCTATTGGTGTTGCTAATGCCGAGAGCTGAGCCATTGGTCCTGTAGCTGCTACGGCTTCGGATGCTGCGGCAACTTCGCCTGCGGCTGCGACTGCCTCACCACCAGTAGCGACTGCCTCAGTCACCCCAGCAAGATTGTTGATTGCTCCACCAACTTCTGCACCACCTGCCAACACCTCTCCAGTTGCCGTTACCCCCTCAACAGCAGTCGATATGTTGTTTATTCCTCCAGCCGTATTCGCTAACTCGCCACCTTCCATTATGGTTTTAACTGTTTCTCCAGACTTGCCTATCCCCTCCATAGCGGTTCCGATGTTGTTTATCGGACCTGATGCGTCGGTAGCTGCGCTAAGAGCCCCTTGAGCGTCGGACAGTCTTTGGACGTTACCTGCGTGAGCGCCTTTCAGCTTCATCGCTGTCGATGCTCCCTGCATTCCACCAATACCTGCGCCAGTGCCAAGAAGCTGTGATTCCGCCGCCTGCTCCTGTGCCTCAATAGCCATCCTTTGCTGATTCTCAATAGACTCAGATCTAGCTACCGCTGCCATTCCTCTGTTTGCAAGACCTCTAAGACCTTGTCCTACCGCAATCATTGTCATTGTCCTGTACTCCTTGCCTTCTGTGAGATTCCTGATAGAGAGCCTGAAAGGATTGACTGGCGACGATCTGCATCTCTGAGTCTTGTATCGTTAAGTCCACCAACTAAACCACCCACAGCTGTTGTGCTGTTAGATATGTTGCTTCTGTTTTGCAAACCCATTCGAGCCATGTTGCGGTCTTGTTGACCCTGAACATTGGTCACTGCACTTCCCATATTTGAGCGTGTACGTTCCAGATCTGCACCCAAGGACTTGGTGCCTGTTGCGGTGATTTGTCCTGCCAAAAAATCTTCCATCGGGGCAAATCGCGTATTATAGTCTTGAGTCTGAGCCCTAATTAAATCGGCATATAACTGGTCTCCGGGATTGTCTTCGGGACTCATGCCAGAATATCTGTAAGGGTTAATGTTTGAATAAGGATTACTGCCACCCGAGAAGTTGTAAAAGCTACCAACAGCTCCTGCTACTTCTGGGTTTAACATAGCCATATAGCCTCTAAAGTCCATCATTAGCCTCCACCTCCTAAGCCATATCCTGCCGCCATGCCGGCACCAGTACCTGCAATAGATGCAAGACTTTGTGATCTAGCGAAATCTCTTTTAGCCGCTGATCCCGCTCTATCTAAACTGTTCTGCATACGATCAATGTTTCCAGTCATTGCTTGAGTTTGAAGACCCTGACCCATTGCTATTACATTACCTAAACCTTGGTAGGCAGCATCTGTATAACCAAGACCTGCATCTGCACCAGCAAGACCCATACCTCTAGCCTGAGCCTGTCTTAATGCTGATGACTCACCTTGAGCGCGACCAGACATGGGGTCTAATCCCATATTGAATTGAGCGCCTTGCATATCTCCAAAGCCTTGCTCATAGATAGCAGAGGTCTGATTTTGTGCAGATGCCATTGCATCATCAGAAGCACCGTCAGCAAACATTGCTTTAGTGTCATCAATAAACATGTTCTCTAAAGGGACAAACACATCACCGTAACGTCGCAATGCATTAGCTGCCTGCTGAGCTAGCGCCTCTTTACTCTCTAATTCCTTTGGATCGCTTCCGCCACCACCGCCAAAACACATAAGCTAAACCTCTATCTTTAATAAAGCCCCGACTTCACTAAAGCCGTGGCGTTCCAATAACTTCTTATAGCCATCACCCGCTATACCTGACGTGATTCCTAAGGTCACTTGCTTTACTCCTTTCCCTGTAGCCCAAAGTCTGTAACTTGAAATAATCTCTTTAATACTGCTACCAATTCCTTTTCGCCTATCAGGCTTGAATACAAGCCCCAAATCCTCTGCAACTTTTTCGTATGAAAAAAAGCACTCTGTGACGCACCCCATGAACATCCCAACAACTTCGCCGTCATCGTCTGCAATCAACATAAAAATATCCGACAAGGGATTTATTGCTTCTTTGAGCAATCCGTAGAACTTACCGTCAGACCATCCACAGTTTTTGTAACTGCTGTTTTCTTGAAACCACTTACCCAAATCATTGATCTGAGGAAAGTCGTCTAACGACGGATCACGCACGACAATTGCCACTAAAGCCTGCCTTTAATATGTTGGATTTTTATAAGCTATATTCGTGTATAAACGAGTAGCTAATTCGGGGTGAGATGTTCCGGAGGTCGGAGTCCCGCTTTACCCTTATGATACTTTAAAATCAAGTAAATTACTAAAAAAAGTAATTATTACGCTTTGGGGTAGGAGTCTTTTACTTCTTTTATTGCTGTAAAGAACTCACCTGTTTCATTAAGTGTACCGTTGTCTATATCGTGAAACAGTTTGTCTAACTGATTTGCAATGCTTGGGTAAGTTAATGCCCTAGACTCTGCGTATGTAGGCTCTGGAGCTGTTGCCGTAACATACTGAATTACTGTTCCAAACTCGTCATCAACAACATAATCTACTTCATCTCTTGGCAACCTATCCGGAGCTGGTGCATACGCATACCATCCTGACTGGTCCTTCATGCCTGCTTGTGGACCTGCCGTTATGCGTCCCTCACCTGTATCAAATTGAACATAAAGTTGTGTCATTATCGTAGGCTCATAGCTATGCCTTCTAAGGCGTAAATTTTATCCATCACCCAATTTTTGTATGGCTGGCTGCTTGGAACGTAGTACTTGTTCGCGTTGTAAACTCCAATCCTAATTTCAAAATCAACAGCCGAGCTTGTCTTGGTGCCAAGACCGCCACTAATAGAGAACTGATATGGGTGGTAGTCAGACGCAGACCTGAAGAAAAAGTCATTAACCATAGTGTACTGATTGGTCAGGATCTGTCCGAACACAGACATGTTTGTGGTGATTGTTGATGTTGACGCTCTTGTGTAATAAATTCGAGTTCTATCTGTTGATGACGTATAGCCGCTGGATGATGTGTTGCCGTAGGTGTAGCCCATTACCAGTAATGCAGATCCCGAAGAGACAAGGGATGTTACATCTCCAGCCACTTCAAACCAGTAGATAATATAACCAAAGCCGTAATTTTGAGATCCGTGATTGGTTACAGTCCCTAGAGAAGGAGTAGAACTTGATGTGTCGTTTGTTTTCATCCATAGCTCTAATCTGTAGGCGTCGTCATTCTCAAACACACCCCAACCTTCCGCACTGATGTAAGCTCTTTTCTCTACACCGTCCGCCTGAGCAGGAATTTGACCTGTGAATATGACTTGCTCTGCTCCGTTAGGTGCATCAATTGCTACCGCCGAAGATAGAGAGAACGGAATCAGATCATTGATATCACCAGTTATTTGGTCAGCTCTTAGGTTCTCTACTGTTATGTTGGCAGCGTTTATTGTTCCTGAGGTTATCTTGTTAGCTGATATGTCACCTAAGGTTAGTGTGGGAACACCGTTAACGTCCTGCGACGTAAGGAATACACCGTCAATGTTAAGGAGGGAGGTTGATATTTTTCCGCCCGAAATTCTATTTGCGTTTAACTGACCCGTAATGTTTGCAGTATCAATTGTAGCGTTGCCAATCTGTGCTGTAGTAATCGTACCGTTCTTAATGAACGCACCATCCATATAAACGCCGGCAGGGACAATAACATTACCGTTCTCATCCTCTATATCCTCACCTTCAACCGTGAAGGGAACTAAAACCTGAGTGTCATTTATGGGCTCGTTTGAAACTTGAGTCGAAGTAGTCTGAGGATTTACGATGGCGAACCGATCAGCCCTAACAATAAATGCAGAGGTTGGAGTTCCGTCATCATTGCTCGTGTTAGACAACCCGAATCCGGCTATATGTCCTTGGTTGTCTACTTTTACGGAGTACTGTGATGAAAGTCCTGTCTCAGAATCTCCAACAATTTCCTGAGTAGTTTCAATAGCGGCTTTAATTCCGCTTGTTCCATCTTCACCATTAACAACAACTTGCAAGGTGTCAATCTTACTTGCGCCAGTCTGGTCTGTCTCAGACCCAAATACCTCTAGATTTATTTTTGACGCAAAATCAGCTCCAGCTAATAAGACAGCGTTATCTGGATTACCTTGATCCCAAAGTGCTGCTGATAACTGCGAAACTCTAGATGCATTACTATCACCATTCGGAAACACTTCGGTCTGTACTTTGTCAAAAGCCTCGGACGTAGCCAGCTTTAATGTCCCCGACGTATCACTATTAACAAACATAGATGCCGCTATGTTATCGACCTTATCAACCAACGCTCCACTGTTGTTTACCGTCGCATTAAGAGTCCCAAATTGAGCGGCTGTTGCCAAAGCTAGCTGCTCGTTACCATTAGAATCTGTGTCATAAAGAACAGCCCTTAATCCATCTATTCTAGAAGCTGAAACATTTCCATCGGGACCAAAAACCTCTGTTTGTAATGTTGAAAATGCGTCAGCATCCGCAAGCTTCACATTATTATTTTCATCAAATACGGCTGAACTGAGAGCGTCTATTTTAGAAGCTCCTGCCTGAGGGGTTACACCCTCACCGTACACGCTAGTGTTTAATACGGACACAGCACCGGAGGTTGCAGTAAGACCTGTTGTTGGATTTGTTATTGTCGCATCTAACGTGTCTATTCGAGATGAAGTCGCACCAGAAGGCGTTACTCCATTGCCCCAAACCTCAGTTTCTAACAGAGATAAGGCTCCAGCGCCTGCTAACTTAACATTGCCCCCAGAATCAAACATCGCATTATTTAAATCAACCACATCCGACTGAACCGACGTAACAAGACCTGAAGGGGGATCAGTAGAGTCATCGTAAATAGCTGTTACTTTGTTGCTAAGAGCACCTAGAGCGCTGCCTGTAGCAAGTCTTGAGGTATCGTTAGCATTAAATACCTCAGCATCTAGGCTGGTTACTTTTTCCTGTATGGCGCTAATTTGAGTAACCGCGTCTGGGTCATTGGGGTTGTATATTGCAGTTACGTTATTAGTTAACCCGTCTAGCGCATCTACTGTAGCTAACTTAACCTGATTGCCATTAAATACCGCACCTTCCAATGCTGTAGATCTACCTTGTAGCGACTTAACCGCAGACGCTTCATTGGGGTTATCTGGATTATAGATAGCCTCAATACTAGTTGTTAAACCATCAATGGAATTTTGCGTTGCTAATTGAACAACTCCATTAGAATCGAAAACTGCTGACTCAAGATCAGTTACATCGCTTTGAATTGTTTTAACAAGTGATACTGCATCTGGATCGTCAGGGTTATAAATAGCCTCAACAGATGTGGTAAGACCAGACAATGCAGAAGTAGTAGCAAGTAAAACATTTCCGCTAGAATCAAAAACGGAGTTATTTAAATCAGTTATGTCATCCTGAACAGACTTAACAACACTAGCATTTCCGCCATCATAGATTGCAGTAACACTATTGGACACTGTATTTAAAGCAGAACCTGTAGCTAATCTTGCAGACCCATCTGAATTAAATACTTCTCCTTCTAATGAAGTAATATCAGACTGAATTGTTTTTACAACAGACACTTCACTAGGGTTTTCAGGGTTGTAAATAGCTTCCACTTCTGATGAAAGCGCAGATATCGCCGCAGATGTTGCTATTGCTACAGTTCCATCAGCATTAAAAACTGCACCATTTAAAGTTGAAACGTCGTCCTGCACTGACTTAACAACACTGGCATTTGTGCCGTCATAGATTGCAGTTACCGAATTACTTACCCCAGTTAAAGCTGAACCCGTTGCAAGTCTAGCCGAGCCATCCGAATTAAAGACTTCACCTTCAAGAGCAGTTACATCTGTCTGCACAGTCTTAACTACACTAGCATTCGTTCCGTCGTAGATAGCTGTTACGCTGTTGGTAAGTCCAGATAAAGCCGACCCCGTGGCAAGTCTAGCCGAACCATCCGAATTAAATACTTCGCCTTCTAGCGCACTTACATCGGTTTGCACGGACTTAACGACACTGGCGTTAGTGCCATCATAGATCGCTGTAACTGAGTTAGTAAGACCCGACAAGGCTGATCCTGTGGCTAGTCTAGAAGACCCGTCAGAATTAAATACTTCACCTTCTAGGTCGGTAATGTCTGTTTGTACACTTTTAACGACACTAGCATTTGTACCATCGTAGATGGCAGTGACGCTATTAGTCAGACCTGACAGGGCAGTTCCGGTCGCTAACCTTGCGGAACCGTCAGAATTAAATACTTCACCCTCTAAAGCGGTGACATCATCTTGTACGCTTTTAACAACGCTTGCGTTGGTCCCGTCATAAATCGCCGTTACGGAATTAGTTACTCCGGTAAGTGCAGATCCTGTAGCTAATTTTGCAGATCCATCTGCGTTAAATACTTGCCCTTCTAGTGCTGTAACGTCTGTCTGTATTGAGGTGATTGTTCCGGCTTGAGTGCTAACTGTATTTGTTAGACCTGTTAACGCGGTTCCAGTAGCTAAGCGAGCAGAACCATCAGAATTAAAAACCTCACCCTCAAGATCTGTAATATCCGTCTGAGCGCTAGATATGTTATTTCCTTGGGTGGTTACTGTATTTGTTAGGCTTGTTACAGCTGCTCCAGTAGCTAATCTAGCGGAACCGTTGGAGTTAAATACTTCCCCCTCCAAACTTGTCACGTCCGCAGCTATAGAGGTTACCGTTCCGTTGAGATTTACAACGGTGGTATCAAGGGCGGTTAACGCTGAAGATGTGGCTAAACGAGACGACCCGTCGCCATTAAATACTTGAGAGTTTAGAGAAGTAATTGATGCTTGGTTAGATGCAATTCTTGGATCAGCAATACTTACCCAGCTAGAGCCGTCATAATAATAAGGCGCCATATTGTCATCAGAGTCATACCATCTAGAGTTTGTCGCAATCGTGCCGGTTGGTGCTGAAGTCTGAACGTAAACCGAGCTAGTGCCAGACGTTAAATCTGACACAGATGACTGAAGATTGCTTACAGATGTATTTAAAGATGACAGGCTGCTATCAACAGAAGTATTTCTTGAGCTAACAGAACTTTGCAGCGTTGACACGGTACTGCTTAATGATGATGCAGAAGCTGCTGCCGAGTTAGCGGACGCTTGAGCTGTTGCTGCGGCGGACGAGGCTGCCGTGGCGGCAGAAGCAGCAGTGTTTGCTGTAGCCTCAGTATTACCAACGCGGGTTAAAAGATTAGCGCCACTATATGTAGTGGTATACCCAGTATAAGCATCTAACCCATCTATCCTGCCGTCAAGTGTTGGTATGGTAGCAATTGGTGTGGATAGGCTAGAAGCTAGCTCTGAGCTTGTTATCTGATCCGTAAGGATGTCCAGCAAGACTGCGACATCTGTCTGTGTTTGACCCTGCGTTCCAGTAGATGAGTTAAATGGTCCCGCAACACCGTTCTGGTTTACAGCTCTTACCCAATAGAAATAAGTCTTTCCTCCGCCAACAGCATCTGAAAATATGCCGTTGAATCCTGATACCTGACCCGCAAGAGTCGCGTCAGCAACAGAGTCTGAGGTATACCGAAACACCTCAGTGTACGCATGCCCCGTGTAAATCTCGAGATTCCACGTAAGCAATATGTTTTGAAAGGCACCACTTGCAGACAGGGACGTAGGAGCTGGAGGAGTCGCGTAAGTCGTTGCGGTTGTTGTTGGCGCTAAGCCTGACGACCCACCAGAGAACGTACTCGACCCTGCCGCTAACTTTACAATACCACTATCAAGAAGGTCTCTAGCAGTCAAAGCCCTATCTAGAGGGTCACCTGTATAGCCGCACAACACATCAAGATTGTTCTTGATAGTTTCGCCAAATCTTTTATCTTGCCCAGCCCATTTTGGCGGTACTGGCATATTGCCTTTTCTAGCCACCTATTTCCTCCGGACTCTCATATACACATACTTCATTAATAGGTACTGAGCCTGCTAGTTCTATTTCGAACTCGTTAGCTTTGTAACCTGATGGCAATCTAAAGGTGTTACTATTTGTAACACTTTGGGTATGTTTGAGAACACCGTCTGCATATAGCTTCATAGTAGGATTAGGGCTGTAGCTATCACACTGTACTTTAGCTACTGCTGGGTTGATTGGTCTGGGGGTGTAAAATTTCTTTCCCCGCCAAACAAAATTTGAGTCTGCACTTCCTTCAGCAAACTTTACAACGCTACCCCCAACCACTAAATAAAGCTGATCATTCTCTAAATCGTTAAATCCAGCCGTTGCATGGAAGTCTAGTTTTACAAAAGAATTCTTTCCTCCCCTTGGGTCGAATATAAATCCTTTGCTTTCTGAGCTGTTAGTGTAGAAGGCGATGTAATGACCCTCCCACTGAAACGCTACAATTGAACTGGGCGTGTATTCCTGCCACTGATCTCTAGTTAGCGACTGCTCTGTAATAAGGCTTAGTCCGTTATCGTTAGCCATAACAATACCGTCAGGAGATGCGTACATAACAAACTCACCCATATCGACAACAGATCTTTTAGCGACACATGACAAAGAACTGTCTACCTCCATCATGCTCATGGAAGAGGGGTCTAGACCCTGAATGATTGCTGGCTTTTCTTTTGTAAGAACCAACAAGCCTGTATTAAGGGGCGCTAGTGCAACGATGTCAGACTTAACTGTTAGCTTGTACTCATCAGGAAAAGCATGAGGCTGAAACGCCTCACTAAATGAAACTGTTTGACCAGAGAAACCTGCAAGGATTCCGTTAGGCATAGACACTAGACCAAGCAAGGGACCATCTTTATGATCTGCCGCGTCATCATCTGGTGGAGCATCAAACGTCGAGGTCGGAATCTCTTCACCCAAATTCACCTCAGTCACAGTATCAGCGAATGTATCTGTCGCTATAGGAACGTCCTGAACAAACCTATACGTTCCCCCTGCGTCCGTTCTGTAAACCCGCTTAAGAGTCAGGTTGTAATTACCAGAAGGGTTGGGTGGGAAATCTAAGGTGACAGTTTGGTCTGTGTGAACATCCACTACTTGAGCAGCTTCCGCATCACAATTGACACCTTCCTCACCGTACGCAGAAACGTACGTAAAAATGTACGATCTTGACTGCGGAACTTCTGTATCAACGTTGTTTGATGTTGTTGGGGACAGTGTTACGGACGTCAGGTCTGCTGGCTTTGGGATGCCTAAGCGATAGTACTGACTGGCTCCCACTATAGAAGCGGTGGTCATTTGAGGATAAGTAAAACCGCTAATATAAATTCTTTCGTGCGGGTCTTCTGCAACAGGAGACCTTACGATGTTTATATCATAGTTGCTGCCCATCCATATCGAGCTGCTATATCTAAACAAGGTTTTTGTTTGAGAAGATATTGTGTATGACCCGACAACAGAAATGGAAGCCGATGCATTGGTTTTCCAAGGCTCTAACCTACCAGAATCAAGTCGGCAGTTAGTAGCAATCTGTGCCATATCATCCGGCAGTAAGCGAGCATACACCTTAGGTGCCTGTCCGCTAAATGTTTGCAGCTTAAAACCTGCCATTACTTTTTATCCTTCTTGTTCATGACACCTTCAAAGGCGCCACCACCAAAATAGAAACCCACAATCGTTAACATGATCCAGTCAATCTTAAATGCTGAAATTATTTCTTGAACTGCGGTTACATCTTTGTCCAAAAAAAACAACACCAAAATCATTAGGTATGACGCTACAAAAGTGAATCCAAATATAAGAGCTAAGTATCTCTGCGCTACTTTAAATGGGGCGTAGCTGGTAAGGAGGTCTGTCTTTGCCTTAGTCTTTGCTTCAATCGCTTCAGTCTCGGACGTGTGAAAGCTATCAATAAGGTCAAGCCCTTTGCTAACTACGTCTCCACTTCCCAATATCTGACTAAGGATGCCCATGACTACTTAGCCGATAACGGTCCAGTTGTCACAAACCGCAAAACGGTTACACAGCTTGCAATAATGCAACCAACAGCTGCCTGACCTGCGGGGCTAACAGGTAAGAACCCGACATAGCCTTGTAGGATAGACAACACTGCCAGTGCGATACTGAACTGTACTGTTTTGCTTTTGAGTGATTTAAGAATTAGATCCATTACCAAGGAACCTCTGCTACTATTGACGGAGCCTTTGACTCTGCAATCTGGTTAGCAATAGATTCCTCAATGGAAGTCACTTGCTCTTCGCCCATACTGTCTTTGCACCACTGGATAGCGGTTGCTTCTTCGATGTCTGCAAAGGCTACAAAGCCATCTGCATCGGGGTCTGGAGTGAAACCAGAGGTTCCATAAGAACTACCATAGTGGGTTACAGCGTCATCTCCAGTTCCTACTTCTTCGCTGTCTGATACACGCCAATGAGCAACGATGACACCATCGTTTGATGTGTTGCGTTCTAGGGTTGAGATTGTCCAAGTTACTGCCATTTTTCTATACCTCTGTTAAAGATGCTTGATATGCGGCAATAACCGCGTCTGTATGTACAGCGGCACATATAGCTTGCACCTCTGTAGATTCGTTACTGTAGTCATCACCTGCGCTAACTACGTGTCTGTGGTAGCCAGAACTTAGTTCTACGCCATCTTCCATAACGGCTGTTTTAGTTCGTACCTGTACTGCGCGGTGTTCACCAACTACCTCAATCTTGTCCTCTGATATTACTTTTTCTAAAGCCATTGTATTGCTCCTGTCTGTGCCTACCGTCCGATAGGCGTATGGGGTTTATGCTGTTGTGCGATAAGTTATGGAAAATCTAATTGATGAATTCGCTGACAAAATAGTATTTATCTGCGCCCAACCCCAGCCAGCGCCAGTTGTTGCTGGACCTAAAAACCCCAGCCTATTTGCGTTGTAAACTGTTAGCTTGTAGTTACCAGCGTCTAAATTAAAGACACTGAAAGTGTGGCTACCAACTGGAGTGTCTTCAATAGCGGTAAAAGGCAAGTCGTCAATAAGGAAAAAGTTGTTTGTGCCATCTGTCATTGCGTTGATATGAAATGCGCCAGTTACATGGACTATGTTACCAACTTTTGTATAATTACCAGACCTTGAGTGGTATGTGAGTGTAGGGTTTGTCCCTGAATCGACAATTACGTTAGGAGTCCAAGTCCCCTCCTCATAGTCATCCAAAGTTTCTGAAGTCATACCAGAAGCATTACTGCTTGCACTGAAGTTGATACCTCTGCCGCTACCCATCTGAATGTCACCCGATAGGACTTTTACATCACCGTTGAAGTGAGCAACGCCATCAGAATCTATTTTCATGCGTTCTGCGCCAGACGTATTTCTAAATATCATGCCGTTACTAGGATGGTCAAAATATGCAAAGTCTGTTGAGGGGCTTACAAATATTTGAGCATTAGAAGCATTGTCGGCAGTTGATAAATTGATTGTCCCTGATAGGTAAGCGTCACGCCAACGAGCAGAAGAACCACTAAAACCTAAATCAACCGCATTGTCAGTGTTAGGGTATACACTTGAGGTACTTACATTAAATACTGCTGAACCATTAGCTCCTAGTTGCAAATTTTGGTTCGTTCCAATTAAAGTAAGTTTATTACTAGCACCAACACCAATACTACCTACGCTTGCTCCGTTTTTTCGGAGGTCTAAAATGCTTCCATCGTTTGTGTTCCTGTTTAAAAACAAAGGTATCCCACTACTACGGCTGTGTGTAGCGTAGCCTTGTGAAGCTATAGAATG